AAATTCTTCTTTGTTTATCTTCAGAGTTTTCATAGCCTTGCTCACCGCCACTATGTTTTTTTTCTTTTCCTTGGAACTGGCATATTCCTTTTCTAACCTTTTTATATCGTCTGATCGAGTATCCATTGAATCAGCAGTTTTTTCATCTAGGCACAATCCATTAATCCAACCACACAGAGACCTGTTATGATTTGTAGAGGGTCTTGAAACATCGTTTGGATTTACATTATCTCTACTGCCAGGCAGATCCTTGTCAGATTTGGTTTGCCTTTCATTTACAGTATCAGAATTTGTATCCTCATCATCAAATTTAAGGAGGTTTGATGAAATGCGAGAACTTTCTGCTTCTACTTCCAACGCGATTCGATCTTTAACACTCGAATCAAACTCAGAGCAAAAAGTATCTCGGTCCTTGGAAACAATTGCGTCTACCATTTTTGTTATTGACTTATCCCTCATCAGTATTCACTCCCTCCTTCTTCCTCTTCTTCGGAGTCTCCCCCTTCAATTTTACCGCTTGCTATTTCTTTCTTAATTTGAGAATCAATCTCTTTAATGTCTTGCTCTGATTGATGTAATACATTCTTTCGAATGTGTTCAATAGAGTAGTACTTACCTATATATTCTTCTAACTCTCTCACGATCTCCAATCGTTCCTTCATCATCTCAGATTCTTTTAATTCTGTAAAATAAGAGTCTTTCTTATATGTAAATGATATATCCTGATTGATTGCATCCCAATCTTCTTGTTTGAGTACTCCTCTGAGAATGAGTTGTGTTCTTAATAGTTGCAGGAATAGATCGGAAAATCTATTTCGAAGTCTATCAACCCACTTATAAAACTTTACTTCATCTCTGGTGATTTCAGCAGATCGTCCCATGTTAAAGCCATTTTCTGCTTCCATTCTGCTCACGGGAACATTCAATGCATGATAGAGTTTCTTTAGAAGATATGCAACATCTTCCATCTCTCCAAGGTTTTGTCCACCTTCAAGTGTGGTGATTTCAGTTCCTCTGCCACCTTCTCTTCTTGGAAGCCAGAAATCTTCAAGCATAGACATGTGCCGTCGATCATCTCGAATCTCCCCAGTGCTTGCATCATAAACAATCTTGTTCTTGTAACGATTCATGATGTCATTAAGATATTGTTCTGCTTTTTGTTTTGGCAGATTACCAACATCGATATAGAAAATTCTTCGTTCAGGTGCGCGAGATATTCTATAGATTACAACAGCATCTTCAATCTGACGAAGCAAGTTTAAAGGACGAATGGCTTTTTGCAGATACCCTACCACTCGTTTTGATCCGCTGTCTATAACTCCCGAATGTACATAACAGATAGAATCGGGTGCAATTTTAAGTCCCGTTTGTGGGGTAGGAGTTAATGAGTTCTTATCGGTTTCGGTGAAAAGGAAAAACTCTTCAACTGACGATACAATAGGAACACTTATTCCATTCTGAGAAACAATGTCCTTTTCTACTTTTCTAACCTTCCGAATCTTTACAGGATCGATTGGTCGAAGTTCTTGAATACCTTTTTGTGGAGACTTTTCATCTAAAATAATATGATAGTATAATTTACTATCTACATACCATCTACGAAAAATATCTCCGCCTTTATTCTTGAAGTTTAGAATTTTTTTGATGTTGTCAAATTCAGTTTCAATTTTTGTTTTAATGCTAGCCGAAACATTTACACTATCCAAATTAATTTCAACTGGTTTTTTCTCATCGTCTATGACGATGGCATCATTAATAATATCTGTTACTGCCTGATCAACTTCAGGAAAGAGTGCCATAGAACGAAATCTACGAATAAGATCAAACTCATTCTTTATTTCGCCAGAGAGATCAACATATTGCCCATAGACACCCCCACCAGATACTTCAAAACTTCCATCATATTCGTCTGGGCCAACAAAAGACTTTACTTTTTTATTTCTTTCTATTTCACTGCTGATAGGTTTGGGTGGTTCTTTCCCTTGTCTACCAATACTAAAACCAAAGAGTTCGATAGGCATAATATAAATCCTTTATAATTCTATTCCACTAAAAATCACCCTATAATTAAACACCGCCGCCAGTCCAGAAATCATATTGTAATGTTACTGGAAATTCTGCGATAGTGTCTACTGTATCATAATTTAAATCAATTGCACCAACATCTGTTGGAAATACATTAACAAAAGTATATGAACCATTACCTTGTACGGTTCCGTCTGGCTTCAATGAACTTACTGTCCACTCTACTCCTTGTGGTAGAGTGGGATTCTGCGTTACTTCAATATGACTATTAATATCATTCATCCATTGGTTGAATGCAGTTCTAATTGGAAAATCATCAGATGCAAGAACTGTAACTGTCCACTCTGCAAATGTCCTGTCTCCAGGTCTTTTAATCTTTCTTCCCTTATATGGAACCTCTATCATTCCAATTGTTGAAGCGGGAATCTGAGCAGCCTTGACGAAAAAATCTAATTTCTGCTGATCATTAAAGGTTCCAACTGAACCAGTCACTTGGAATAGCGTTGGACGAACACCTTGTCCAAACTGTTGTGCGAATTCTTGAATATTAGCCATTACTTGTTGCTCCTCCTAAGAGTATTTATATTAGCCATCTTTAAAAATTAAATTAATTCCTCAAAAACTGCATTACTTCGTAACACCGTAAAGTTGAGTTGAATGTAGTTAATGCTTCTAGCAGGTTTAATAAAGATATCTGCAACAAACTCGTTGTTATCAACTACCTGCGAAGTGTTATTTGTTTCATCACAAACAACTCTGAAGTCCGTCAGTCCACGCTGCGATTGAACCCTTCGTAAGAATGGATTCACCGTATTTGTGAATGCTCTTCGAGTAAAATCATCATTGAATTCGAAAAGATTAAACTTAGCAGCAGTAGAAATTGCCTTCTCAAGATGGATCATGAGTCTTCTAACATTGATTCTATCCAAAGCCGATGGTCTTCTTTGAAGCGTCTTGTCCCCAAAAAGCACAACTCCCTTGCCTGGGAAAGAAACCACAGGGTTAATTCCAACAGAATACAATTCATCTCTTTGTACTTTGTTTGGATTGATTGAAAGTTTTATAACTCCTTGAATCTGACCTCGATTAAACCCTGCTGGCGAGAACCAAGGATCTGTCGTTTGTTCGGTTCGGACAACCAATCCAGCAACATCAGGATTTAATGGAACCCATCGATAACTATCATTATATGAGTCATACATATACTTCCAACCGCTATCCATAACTGCATATGAAGTACTAGCGTTTAATGTTTCATTTCTGTAAGTTAAGATATCAGAGGGACCAGAGTATCCACCCCATGTAGTATCCCCATCAACGCTATTATATTCTGTTCCTGCTGGTGACGCTGGCGGCGAAAGGAATGCAACGCAGTCCTTTCTTCTTTCTGCGAGATCAACCAGATGCCTCGATATCAATTTTCCTGCTGCTCCTGAGATTAGAACATCGACATCCACAGTATCAGAATCAGAGAAATGCTCAGTCCATGCATTCTTGATATTATAAATGTTAGGATTTGCAATTGCATTAGTTGCATTTGAAGTAGTGGAATCTTGTTCATAAGGCCATGTTACTCCAGATTTCACACCACCAGCGAATTGGATAAAGGAGAACCTCGGGCTATGACCGCTAATGGTGCCATTGCCAGGACTTGCTCCTCTCATCAACCAATAATGAGACCTGTTCTGTCGAGTTGCGCCAGAGTCAGTGAAAGTCTGTCCTCGAATACCACTAAATGGGCCTTCAAGAGCCCCGCACGCCCCGCCAACAACATTATGTCCAGTAAGTCCAAATTCTAGAACAGAAGTAGTTGATGATGTCCAAGTAGGATCACCTGTTGTGCCTTCATGCCAAATACTTCTATTTGTGGTGTCTTCTATCGTAATATAATTCGAGTTAGAATTGATTACATCCTTGTAGTAAAGGCTTTCTCCTTGAGCATCAACAGCACCCCTCCAGCGGGAAAGGCCTTCCCACCTTTCAATAACATCACCAGATGCTCCATAATAACCTAACCTATCAACAATTGCAATATGACATTCATCCAATGTACTGCCAGGAATTCCTGCCGTTAATACATTATTATTAAAACTATCAAACACTCCTTGTGT